CGATTAATTTGGGTACTATTATCGTCATACAACCAGTCGCCAGCAAAAGATGTGCTTATAGCAAGGTTAGGCTGACCAATAAAATAGTTGCATGAAACTGGCTGTGTTGCTGGGATAAATGTTAAAGCCACCGAACTTGCTGCCCCACCCGATGTTCCGTTGGCTGCCGTACCATTTGGTTGCGTCCCAAATTGCGAATAAACATAGTTTGTTGCCGCTGCTACACCGCCGACTCGAAACTGCATTACTAACTCGGTGTTTGCTGTTCCTGCCGTTGCATCAACAGTCAAAAGGTAGTCACGGAAATCGCTACTAAAACAACCGTCAAGGACCGCTGTAGTTGCGCTCGTAATAGTTGTAGAGCCGACAAGCCATAAACCTACGCTGTTCATCTGTGACGCTGTCAGGACTGCGCCCGAACTAAAAACTGGTGGTGTAGCCATAATATTTTCTCCTTTACCAGCCTAAACGACTGGTGTCTAAAATACCTAAAGTACTGCTGTTAAGCGTAAAAAACTGGTAATACGTCAACGGGGACAAAAACAAAGTAAACACGGCCTGCTCAGGCGTAACTGACAACTGGTGACCCTCAATAACAACAGGAATTGTTGTTGATGAACCGCCCGGCAACGTGTACGACAAATTGATCAAACGATTAGCAGTGCCCCAAGTCAGAGTAAGAAAACTGTTCAAAGCCGTCGTGTTTTGTGCAACATCCGAAAACGACACTTCAAACCGTAAAGCAGACGGGTCAGAAAAGTTATTGACAACCCAATCAGCGTTACCGACCGCTTGCGTAGCGTTGTAGTCAACAGTTTGCGAACTATAAAACGCTGTGCCGTATGTGGTAACCGAACCACTATTTGTTGCTGTCTGATCTGCAACACCAGTAGACGAAATAGTTGCTTGATTGATGAACTGTGTACCGTTTTGGATTCGACTGAACTGTTGGTAAGCAATCGTTGTTGTTGATGTTGTGCGAGCAAGAGAAACGGCAGGAATCGGAAAAGTGTTTACAAGATCACGGCCCACAAAATACAATTCTGTGCCTCGCATAACGTAATAGCCTCGTTCTGTTGTTTGTAACAGATTGAGATAATTACCGATTGTGCCTGTGTAAGTGATCGCTGAAGCAGTTGATGAACCGGGGCTGGCAACGTTGATACTCATCGCAGGTGGTAACGGGCCGGGTGAATCGAATGTCCCTGCTTGTGTTCCTGTCTTGGCTTCCGAAACTGGAAAACCGTTTACTTGTTGACGACCTGCACGAGACATGAAGTCGGCAGCAGTGATGGTGGCAGTGTTGATCCCCTGACCGCCTGGCGCGTCCTCGTATGTTATTTCTTGCACCCAGCAAATCAGGTTGTATTCAGTACCTAAACTGGTGTTGGTAATTTGAACTTCCGAACCGTACGGAATACCGGCCGCGTAATTGTTGGCGTTGTTAATTGTGAAAATAATTTGTCCGCCTGAGTAAGTGTCCAAATACTTTTCGCGACCATTGTTGACCTGAACAGAAAACACTTTGTCTGTGATATCGGTTCGACTTCCGCCAAGTGGTGTCACAAATATTCCAAAATTAATTCTTGGCATTACATCGTCCTAGTGTTTACGGGTACTGGGCCTGATTGACGCACATACTGCTGGAGTGCTCTGACGATGCTGTTCGGGTCGCCACCGTTGACATTGACAGTGATGTTTGCTCCGCCACCGAAGCCCATACTGCCCAGCTTTGACAACGGGATAACTGCTTCAGGTTCGCGGCCTTCACCAATCATGGCAATTGTTGGCGAGGTCACGATGCCTCCCTCAGCGAGTCGAGGCAATTTAACTTCTGGTATTGAACCGAAGTTAATCCACGGCCCAGCTGCTTTGTCAATTCCGTCAAGGATCGTATTCAGTCCTTTGATAGCAAAGTTTAAGCCCTTTTCCATTGCCGAAAGGACAGCGTTGATTACACCTTTGAACGCTCCGCCAATACCGTCAAAGATCGCTTTGCCAAGATTCGCCAATTCAGCAAAGCCTGTTTTCACTGCACCGAACACGAACTGGACGACGCCCCACCAAGCCATAAAGCCAGCTTTAAGACCGTCAATAGCTTTTCCGAAAATGTCGAACTTCATTTGTAGTGCGACTAATACTGCGATAGCAGCGACAATTGCAGCAGCTATCAAGAAGATCGGGTTCGCCAACAAGATCGCATTAAACGCAGCTTGAATTGCAGCGAATGCTTTTGTCGTTGCAGCCCATGCTGTCGTCGCAGCATTCACAGCAACAATTGCAATAGCGAGACCGCCAACGACACCACCCAAAACGACTACCAGAGTTGTGTTGTTTTTGACAAAGTCTGCAAGTTTGAGCAGTGACGGTAAGAGTTTGTCGGCGAGTGGTGCGACAGCTGCGCCGATTGACTCCTTGAACTCGCCCATCTGAATCGACAAGTTCTTCATTTGACCAGATGTTGTGTTCGCAGCAGTTGAGGCTTGATTCTTGAATGTTGCACCTAGACGACCGAACACTTCGTCGGCGTCAGCGCCTTCTTCAATTAACGAAGCCAGTGCTGGGTCTAACTTTTTGAGGGCTGTGAAGTTGCCGTTGTAAGCCTTACTGAGCGCGTCAGAAACTGCGCCTAGATCCTTGCCAGTGCCCGCAGAGACATCCAGCGCAAGAGTGAGCAGATCTTGAGCTTGAGCAACATCGCCAGTGCCACGAACTAGTTTGTCGAGTGCCGGGCGAAGTTCATCGTCGGCGACAGCGGCAGCCATAGAAGTCTTGGTAATGAACTTTTCAACCGACGCAATTTGGTCGTCGGTTGCGTAGGTGACGTTGCTAAGAGTTAACGCCAATTTTTGTGCTGCAGCATCATCCTCGGCGAACGCTTTGACAGCATCAAACGCGACAGCGCCAAGAGCTGCGATAGCGAGCCCTGCAGGGACCGCGGCTTTCTTGATGGCGAACGCTGCTTTCTGTCCGTTGGTCTCAAGTTTTTTAAAGTCGGCAATCGCTTTGTCTATGCCCTTGGGATTCCACTCAGAAATGATTGGGAGGTTGATAGCCATCAGTTGAACTCTCTTTGTGCATCAACCATGAACTGGTCAATGATCGGCTTCAAAGCCCGTTCAGTTTCGGCGACCATCTGATCTATGTCTTTCCACATATAGCGCGACGGTTCACCCTGAAGAGCTGACGCAAAATTAGGTCGGCGGTACTTTGACTCTCGGCGCGACTTAGTGCCACCAGCACGGCCAGCCATGTCCGTGATCGCTACAGGTGCGCCCTTAGTGACCACTCGAACCACTGCAATCTGTTCAGCGCCAGCAGTCGCCAAACCCTTGCGAGGCTTGCGAGTGTTCAACGAGATCTGCACCTTCTTGGCGTTCTTCCACCCGGTGCGACCGTTGTGATTCATACCGCTCAACGGTGGTGTCGTTGGGATTCGACTGTTGATCAGATCCACCAGGGGTTGAGCGGCGACCTTCGTATCCTTGAGCAGAGTGCGACGAATAGCAGGATTGATCTTCTGCATTTTCTTCAATGCGTCTTGCAGACCGTAAGTATCAAGTCTCACATCTGCAGCCATTAGGTTTTCTTTCTCTGCTCGTTGATGATCTGCACACAAGTTGCTAGATCGTCTGTCTCGAATGTTATTTGTGGAGGCCAGAACCCAGTCTCAACTAGCAGAGCTGCTAGCTGACGTCGGTGGCCTCCTGCGTAGGGACTGCAGATGCAGTCTCCACGACTTCTAAATCTTCTAGTTTCTTGACGAACTCATCAAATGAGATCGGGACTGGATGACCTTGCTGCTTACTGGCTTCGTAAGCCATGAACGCTAGGTCTTCCATCCCGATCCCATTGCTCAGATCTGATGCTCGTCGTTTAAATTTACGCTCCCACGAAATGATCACAAACAGGTTTGTAATTACTTGGTAAGTCTCACCATCGGTGAGTCGGACGCTAAGTGTAAGTTTCATGGTTCTCCTAGTCGGGATTGGATCAGTTTACGGATTACGGTGTCACGATGTCGCGTGCATAGGTGCCACCCTTGAACACGGCCTCAACGACTGACAGTTCGCCGACAGTTGCGTTAATCGGCGTGACGGTCTCAAGGTAACAACCAGTGAGGGTGTACTCGGGATTTGAAGCGGACTCAGTTGTTCCAGATGGGCTAACAACAATTGTTGAAGCGACACCGAACAAAGTGTTCAAATAGGTTTCCACTTCGGTCGTTCCGTAACCTTGGAACAAAGTCAAGGTTAATTCATTACTGAACAACCCAGCCGTGTAGGTGCGGGATGTCTGGCCGAAGCTCGTGTTTTCCAAAGCCTCGGCGGTCAAAGTCAAAACCGCTGCAGAACAGTTACTTGTTAACGCCATTGCTGACGGGCTAGTGACATTGACGGTTGGGTTTGATAGGTAAGTTGTGGGCATTGTTTGTCCTTTTATCTGCGGCTTGAGCCGATTCTAATTGTGAGGTCATAAGCAGGTAGATCTTGCGATCCGATCTGAGCAAGCGAAGGCCGTCCAGATACAACTGCGAGAGAAGAGTTCATCAGTTCATCAACGATTCCGAGTATGTACGTCGTAGAGTCGCTGTTGCCGGGTGGCGCGCCCAAGACTCGGAGGTCAATCGTGATGTCCGCCGTTTGGTTATTGAACGCAGTGAAAACAGGTAACTCAATAAAAACAGTGAGCGGTCGAGCGTTGCGAGGATCAGTGACAGGCTTAAGCCCGAGAGCCGTGATCGTTGCTGAGACAGCGTCGATCGCGTCCGTGAAGATGCCTGCCATTTCATGCACACTGCGATCGTTTAATGCCAAGCAACTGGTTGACTCGACCCAAGGTCATGAGCGGTGGTCCTGTCATGTCACCAAACGACGCGTAACTGTCTCCAGTTGTCCCGCGTTCACGGTAAAGCCCTGCGGCGTAAAGCGTGGTTCCTAACAGCACTGAACTGTCAGGGACGGTCGTGAGACTGTCGTGGTAACCAGCCTGTACGC